TATTTAATTCAATTACCTCAGATTCCAATGATATTATCCTATTCCAAGATGGAGAAGATATTTTTAAATGGATATATGATAAAACTTTTCAAGCTAAATAAAAATGTCTCAAAAGCAACATAAAATAGATATAGCCTACATTAAAATGGCCCAAGTTTGGGCAGAGCTATCTTATGCAACTAGAAAAAAAGTTGGTGCATTAATTGTAAAAAATAACACAATCATTGCTGATGGATTTAATGGAACTCCGTCTGGTTTTGAAAATGAATGTGAAGAGGCTATTCATAATAACGATGGTTCTTTTAAAGAATATAAAACTAAATGGTATGTTTTGCATGCCGAATCCAACGCATTAGCAAAAGTCGCTAAATCTACCCAAAGTAGTGATGGTGCAACCTTATATATTACTTATTCCCCATGTACTGACTGTAGCAAATTAATTCTACAATCTGGTATTAAACGAGTTGTATATCTTGAAGAATACCGAGATATAAACGGATTAGATTTTTTACGTCGTGCTGGAATTGAGGTTAAAAAAATCGACCATGATTCAATATGATAGATTCAGTAGATCGTACTCTCGAAATAATTTTCGTAAAGGATCAAAAACAATTCATTCAAATTTTTACTAAAAAGCAAAAATGCGATTATTTACTAAATGTAAATAAAATCATTAAAGAAAAATTTGATCAGGACATTTTAGTTCCTAATAAAATACAATCATTCTTAATTAATTATGAAATTAAGAAATTAATTGATAAAGCAATTAACGTAAGAAACCGAAAATACAATCGAATAATTTATGTTAATGCTGGACTAAGTGCAAGTAATATTAACAATACTGTTAAATTCTTAAATACTGCATACACAACAATTGATTTTGTTCCACACTTAATTGATTCGGAACTAGAGATTGGGGAACTAACCGGTGTAGATACAATAAAAAAGGGGCAATAAAGCCCCTTTCTAGTTTAATTACTTTTAAAATTTAGGATTTGTCAATTTTAATTTTTCCTGAATAAATTAATGACTCTTCTGGTTTATTTTTGTCATTTATTATAACAATATCAGAATCATAATTCTTGTCAACCGTTGATGAAACCATAATGGTTGATCCTAATTCAATATTTGAATTATTTGAACTAATTACCTTAAACGCTTTAGTTGAGTCAGTTGTAAAGTCTGGATCAATAATTGCAGTAACTTCAAAATCTCCAAATTCATTAGTTGATAACATAAGAGTATATGACTCAACAGGATTTTCAATATCCTCAACTTTAGGAGAATCTACATTAGAGTCTTCTTCAGAAACCCATTGTTCAAATAATTTAATCAGCTTCATTAATTATTCTTCGGTTTCTTCTTCTTCAGTAGGTTCTTCACCTTCTGGATTTTCTTCTTCTTCTTCCTCTTCTTCAGCAGGAGCGCACATCTTTTTAATAGCTGCACATAGAATATCGCAAACTTCTTCTTTTTCAAGTTCCATTTTTTCAGCGATTTCATCAATCATTTCTTCAAGATCATCTCCGAAGTCTGCCATTAGCATTTCTACTTGTTCTTGATCTACTTCAACTTCTTCCATTTCTGGAGTAGTTTCTTCCATTTCTGGAGTTTCGTCTTCAGCTTCAGCAAACATATTAAAACCTTCGTTTTCATTAACGAATTGTTCAAAGCGTTTGATAGTACCTTCTTCAACAGCATTAACTGTTGCAATTGTTTGTTTTGCGTACATTGGATTAAATGGTTTTTTCTTTGCAGTTCTTGAAATTAGGTCGCGGGTTACTGCTTTCCACGTTGGATCATAATTATGATTGAAATTTCCACCTTCAAAATCGGCATTTCTGTCAACTACTCGTTGGTATCCTTCAAGCGATTTTCTTTTTGATTTATCAAAGTCTTCCTTTGAATTTGGACCACCGAAACCTGGTTTCTTTAGGTCCATATAATTATCCATTGAAGGATTGTCTCGGCGTTTTACATTAAATATGTCCATCGTATAATAACTGTTATTTTATTGACCAATTCGGGTTTCTTTGTAAGTGTCTGCTGTAAATTGAGCAGTTAACTTATAAATTGAATTATCTGCTGTATAGTCAAGAACAGTTTCAGTCATTTTAGTTGGACCAAGAAATACTGGGCCAAATACAAAATCTCTATAAATTACACCGCTTCTATTAAACATTGTTACTTGAATAGTTGCAGCTGCGTAATCAGCCTTTAGGCCTTGACGACCAGTTAATGGATCATATATTAAATCTCCCCATGATCTAAGAGCATTGTAAATATACATATCATTATTGTTATTTAAGTTAACCTCAAACTCAATATTAAATTGATGATAAGTTTGAGTAGGCTTAGCTGGAGCATAGGCTCTTTGAGAGAATTTATAGTTTTGTGTAACTACTGCTGAACCTGATCCTGAATATTCTGGTAAACTTGTTACTTTAAGCACGTGCTCAAGCATTAAATTATTTCCAAATCCAATTTTACCTGATACCAATGGTGGCGGAGTAATAATCACCTCAAATTGATTAAGGTACAGGGGTTCATATTTACCTGGACCAGCTGCTGAATTTTTAAAATGTGGTAGACCTGCCATTTTATCTCGTATTTTTTTAGTTATTTATTATCAACCGAAGCACTTTGTTTACCAGGTTGCTTTTGTTTTTCAACAGGTTCACGTGAGTCGATTTCTTTTTGTATTTGTTTCTGTAAAGACTTAATCTCAGAGGTTGTTTTAGTGCCTAATGTAATATTAGTTGCCTTAATAACGTCAGCGATATCAAGTTCAGGTTTTTCTTTTGAGTAAACTGAATTTGGATCTGGTGTAAAACTTAGTTCAATTGAAGGTAGTATCTGAGCAAGTAAATTACCTCCAAACTTAAATTCAATTTCATCAAACTCTGCAAATTCAAGACGAGTTGTTTTTGATAATAAGCCAGAAGAAGTTACTTCTGCCCAAATCTTTGTTCGGTTATCAATTTGTTCGCCAGCTACTTGTTTAGTTAGGTTATTTGAAACCTTATATAAAAACTTAATTCCTGACGAATAAGCTCCGCGACCTTCTTGACCTTCTAAAAATCTTAGGTTATCTCCGTACACTGTAACTGTATAAGCAGATGACTCTGTTTTTTGTGGTGCAATGGTAGTAGTTGTAGTAACAAGTTCCTGATCATTTGTAGTCACCTTAGGTTCATTATTAGTTTCCTTATTAGTATCAATAATCTCAGCCGGCTTCTCATCATCTGCTTTAACCAGGTCCTCTTCTTTTGACCCAGCTCCTAACTGTTTAGGGGCAGATGGTCCAGCTCCTAGTTGTTTAGAGGCAGCCGGTCCAGCATTAAGATATAACTCGTCAACTTTTTCTTTTTTATCATCAGACTTACTAGTTAATTTAGAGTCAATAACTTTATTAATCTCAACTATTAAGTCGTTTAGAAGTGATCCAGACGTATATTTGGTATAGATTGGAGCTGCAAATGCTGACACATATTGTAAATCAGGATAAACGTCAGTTTGATGTAACTCAATTGACTGTTTGGTTTGATCCCACTTTGGTTGTTGACCATTGCCTGGATTATCCCAAGTTATTTTAAAACTTGCTACTGATTCAGCTATTACTCCTTGTGCGCTCAATTATTAACCTACTTCTTTTTCACCTTGGAATTCTTTTCCACGGTTTGATTTTTTGGTTGATGGATCAACTGGTTTATAGTTAGCCCAAATCTCATTGTAAATTCTACAAGACGCTCCCATGAAATTAACAATCCCAACGTATTTCTTACGATCTTCACCTTTCATTTTGGAAATCTTCTTTCCGATACTACGAGCATCATCTAAGTCCAATTGCTCATCATCAGTTTTTCCAACTAAATCCTTGATTGAATTTTCTTGAATAACGAACGACTGAAAGGACGTGACCTTATGTTTTCTTTGATCTGACATTTCAGAATGGGTTTTTTAATTACTTAGGCATTTTAGCCATATTAGGCTCAACTTTCTTACTGATAGCTTTACCTTTAATTACCAATTTAGACATTTTAGAGTCTACTGATTTTTTAGGTGAAGAACCTTTAGTTGTAGGTAATTTAGAAACTTTCGTATCTACTGATTTGCCAATCATTTTACCTTTTCCTTTAGGAAGAGTAGCCATTTCAGGTTTTACTGATTTGCTAATACCTTTACCTTTACCTTTTGGAAGTTCAGACATTGCTGGTTTTACAGTAGTGTTAGATTTTGAATCTTTACCTTTAGGTAATTCAGCCATTTCTTGGTTGATTGCTTTCTTTTCTAAAAGAAATTGTGAGTAGTTTAAAACAGAATTGCTCATTTGTTTGTATTATTTTTTAAGTACTTTAGAATGTTATTTATTAGCGACCCGTCCTTAAAAAAGAAAAAGGCTCCCTTGTGAGGAGCCTTTTTCGTATTAAGCTTATTAATTCTTATGATTAGTAAGAAGAAGCAGGGCGAGTTGAACCAGTCAATACTCCTAGACCTGTTACAGCCAAAGTAATGTATTGAGTTTCTGGGTGCCATCCAGCTTCGGTAATAGCATAACGAGATTTCATACCAATTTTCGGAGAGAAAGTTCCCTCTGCAATTGTTTGAAGACTCTCTGCCATGATATATGGAAGGAATTTAACACCTGGCTCTTCATCAGCGCCTTTACGACCGATATGGATACGGTTATCGCTGAATTTCAAGTTAGGATCAACGTAGATGGTTAAACCATGTACTTTACCTGCAGGGTACAATTGACCAGCAGTAGATGGAAGATCATTATTGAATGGAGCGAAAGAGTAACCAGCTACATCTGCTAAAGCAGAAGCAACACGACCGTTAGTAACGATGTATGTACCTGCACCGAAACGACCTCTATGATAAATCAAGTTAGCCATTTCAAGAATTTTAGTTACAACACGACGTTGTAGAGTTGAGATGTTCTCAAATCCAGTTGTTCCAACAGTTAGGTCCAAAGTAGTGATACCTGCACCTTCAACACCTTCAACAGCAGTAGCATGAACTGATCCTAAATTAAGAACACGGTCAACTAACTTTTTGTTGATTGATTGAGCTAATTCGTTAACTGCTACGTTCTCTAACATAGAGATTACGTCAAAGTTCCAAACTCGGTTAAGATCTTGGATTTGTTCAACAGTTGCTGAAATAGAAACTTGATCTCCTTTTGCTTCGATGAACTTAGTGAACATACGAAGACCCATTTGACGGAATTTAGAAGATTCAGCTGTTTGACGAGCCATACCTTCCATTTGAGATCCAGTAGATCCCATGTAAGGACCATTGAAATCAGATGTAGCGTAATCAGCGTCAGATACTGAAGTAAAACCAGAAATATGGTTTTCTAAAGCAGAAACTAATTCAACTTTGTTATCAGCAGTACGGAAAGTTACTACCGCAGTACCTGAAACGTCAGTTGCACTTGCTGGTTGAATATCAACGTCAGCTGCAAAGTAATCAGCAAGAGTACCACCATCATGAGATAGGATAACTTTGAAGATTGGAGAACCATCAACACGTGATTTACCAACGAATTGTAGAACTAGGTCAGTGTTGCTTTCGTTAACACCGTAGTTAGAACCTTCAGCGAATGGAAGAGTTGCTACTGTGAATTTAGAACCATTTGCGATACCATTTACTGTAGAACCTGCAGCATTTTCCAATGCACCAGTGATCTTGATCAAATATGGTTCGTATTGTTTGTCGATGTTACCACCTTGGTATACATAATCCAAGTAAGGTAGGAAACCTACTGGAGAATCCATAGGAACTACACCAACTAGGTCGAAACCAATAGTTTTAGCAGCTACTTGGATTGCAACTGGTAAAAGGCTTGGGAATTTATCACCAGAACCAGATACAGAAGCACCGTAACCGTTTTTAGCACCACCAGTGAATGGAGTCATAGAACTCGTTGGAGAACTAATTGCACCAATAGAACTGATAGAACCAGGTTGTTGTAAGAATAAACCTGGAGCTACTCCTGAGTTTGATTCATTAATTGAACCTGCGTTATCGAAGATAGCATGATTGTGAGCGTAGTCAACTAACCAAGGGCGAGCTGTAACGTTTGCACCATAACCTTCTAAAACTGGGGTCCAAGTTTCCTTAATTGAAGCGTCGTTCAATTTTTTGAAAATTTTTGTTGCCATTTTTTAAAAAATGTTTTTTTAATTTTGTGCTCTTCTTTTAAGAGCGTCCATGTAGTTATTAGAATAACCACGTAGACTTTCGTTTATTTGGTTTAACGATACGTAACCTTCTTTACCTTGGTTTTCGTTAATAGAATTATTATTTATAATTGTTTCAGTTGCAATTCTTTCATTAATTCCTCTGAAATCGCGAGAATCCCAGAAAGACTTAACTTGATATGAAGTATTTAGAGTGAAGTTATTAGCTTGAGAAGCCATCCAATTTTTCTCTCCATCAGTCATACCTTCAAATAATTGCTTGTATGCAGCTGGCATAAGTTTAATATAATTAGGAGTGTTTTCAACTTGCTTGTTAAGAACTGCTTCCATAATATTAACTACTTCACCTTCGTTAAAGTAAATAGCTCCTTGCATTGTTTCAACAATTGCAGATTTAGTAGCTTGATCTAAATTATAGAATGCTTGCTTACGACCTTCGTTTAACAATTTTAGGAATGGATATTTGTTTTCCAAAACAGCTTTAGCTGAATTTGATTTAATGTGAGTTAAGATTCCATCAACTGCTCCAACTAGATCATCAACTGAAGAAGTTTCATTAACTTCAAATTCTACACCTTCGTTTAATTTTTTAACTTCTCCAAGTAAAGAACGAGTTTTAGTTAAAGCTGAAGGAGTGATTTTTTCATTTAATGATTCAGCAATATATTCTGAATATTTAATACCTTGATCAAGGTTTTCTCCAAGATAATTAGAGTATTTAATTGCTGCATCTAAATTCTCAGCTAGGTAATTTGAAAATTGAATTCCTTTTTCTGCGCTTTCAGCAACGTATTCAGTGTATTGAATGCCTTTATCTACGTTTTCTGCAATGTAGTTAGCGTATTCAACTGTTTTTTCTACGTTTTCTGCAATATATTCAGAATAGTTAATATTTTGATTAACTTTCTCTCCTAAATAGTCAGAGTATTGAATATTCTTTTCTACTTTTTCTGCTAAGTAATCAGAATAATCGATTACAGTATTAACTTTCTCTGCAACGTGCTCAGTGTAATTAATACCTTGATTTAACATTGTTGAAAGATAGTTAGAGTATTCAACTAACTGCTCCATTTCGCCAGCTAAGTAGTTAACGTATTCTACCATTTTAGCAACAACTGGAGATTCTCCTTCGGTTGCATTTTCGCTGATCTTTTGAAGACCTTTATTGTTTTTAGAGATATTCTCTTGTAGAGAAGAAAATTTCTTTTTAACCAGTTCAGAATACTGATTCATCTCTTCTTTTGTTACAAACTCATTAGCCATTTGCTGTGTATTATTTTGTTTAGTTGGTATTTCTTGATTATTTATTCTGTAAATCTTCACAGAATCCTCAAAACCAAAGTTTTCAGAAATATCTGTTAACTTGGTAGTGATTGCAGTAGTTCTTAATGAATCTAGTGATTCAAATATTGCAGAATAGTTATTTTGCAAACTTTCAGATACTTGGCCAAGCGCAGCTTGTGCAAAACCAGGTTCTGCAACCAAATCGTATGTGAATATTTTTGCTAATTTAACCTTTCCATTCTCAGCAACATTACCTGCAGCTCTTGAAGAGATTGAAGTGGTACAACCGGCTTCAACCAAGGTTTTTGCAATTCTACCGCATGGTGTATCTAATAAACGCAGTCTAATTTTTACACTATTAGTTGGTTCATCATAAGTAAGTCCCTCAATTACGTGAGATACATTAGCTAACGAAACATCAAATTTTTGTGGATGATCAAGTTCACCAAATAGTCTGCGTTGTTTGATCTTCTCATTTAAGTAAGTTAAATGAGGTAAGTATTCTTGTTTTTCGTAAATACGATTGTTTTCATTCATTACTCCGAAAACTGCCGCAGTACCTTCAAGAATAACATCATTGTTTTCTCTAGTTACCGTAACTGCTTCATTTAGATGCTCAATGATAAACACTGAATTCTCTGGGATAGCAGGTTGGTTTAAACTTTTAATATTAGTAGTAGTCAACTTAGTTAGACTTTTTTGATTATTTATACGAGTCCATTCCTATTACTCTAGGTAGGCCGTACTAACATTATTTATTAACGTCAATCAGCAAGTCTTTTAAAATTTGTAAGTTTTCTTCACTAATATTTGAAAAATTTGGCTTTTTAACCAATATCTTAAACACATAGCTTCCTTTGTGACCAAATGCAGAGAGCAAGCCTTGATTAGGTATTTTGACGGTTATATTATTTAGAGTATCTCGATTAAACGATTTAATTCGATACTTTTTGCCCATTGGGCTTTCCAGGATAACTTCTTCAGTGAATAATATATCATGTAAACTTAGCTCAAAGTCCTGAATAATATCACTTTGGTCAAGGGTAAGTCCTAACATATCAATGTTTATACGAACTATTAAATCACCAGTAACTACTGAATTTCTTTTTTTACCCAAATAGTCAAAATCTTCAATTTCTTGACCTGAGCCACCGCCTCTAACTTTTAAAGTAATTAAATATCTGCCATTATCAAATGAAATTGGATAACTTTCATTTGCCAAGTCAATTTTAACCCTAACCTGTTTATTTTCAGATTTTGCCGAGCCTGAAATTGTTTTATTTACAATATATTGTATATCAAATACAGCTCCATCCATTAATTCCTTAATAGTGGCCCACTTATCAACCATTATTGTTAAGTTTCTAAAATCATGTG